AACATGCTCGTACACACCCACGTTCAGCATGTCTATCTTGAAGAATCCGCGATCTTCTGCAGCATTGTAATCCAAGCTGCACAGCCCAGTTATGGGATCTTTTGGCACAGCATGGAAATAGACACCAGTATTATGTCTAGTGACCTTGCCTTCGCGCATGATGCTGGCAGGTGTATGCAGCAGTCCAGCAAGAGCTACCTCTCTGTGCGCGAAGTCTATGTCGATGTCGCCGCGATTCAGCATGTTTAATCCTACTCGCGATCTATCTTGCTGTCAAGCTGCCTCTGCAACACACCAAGTTCTGTCCTGCGTTGGCGCATGCTGTTGCTGAGCTGCCTTATCTCATTGCGCATCTCTGCGATCGTCTGCTCGCTCTGCGACAGTCGTCGTTCTAATGCGATAACGTAGCCAGGATCTATGCTACGTATCTTAGCACCTTCTATCTCAAACTCTGTAATCACGCCCTGCGCACTAACACGGCGTTTGGCTTCAAACGCCACCGGATCTTCATCATCGCCTGCACCATACATGTCTGCGATCTCTGCCATCATAAACCTGCTTTCTTGAGAGTGTCTTTCACGAAGGTCGTGCTCTCTTTATCTCTGTTCAACTTCAGCGACCACTGCGCTGCTGGTGCTATGCCTGCTATCATACCGATCTGCTCCGGCGTGCAGCGTTTGAGTGCAGATTCTGCGCTGCTAGCATTATATAGCACCCAGGGACTGATACGACCCGTAGTGACCCAGCGAGTTAACTGATTTACGTTGACTTCTCTGAAGAAGTCATACCAAGGCAGTTCATGTTGCTGAGCCCATTCTCGCATCAGCACGATTCCGCGTTCCAATGCCTGTTCAGCGGTTTCCGTGCGAATGAGATCTTTGACATACTCCTCATAGACAACATCATGCGTCCACTTGTCTATCGGCAAGTTATTCTTGAGCACATAGTCTATGAATCGCGCAGGTTCTGGTGCAGCTGTATCCAGCAGATGCCGTGCAAACTTGCTAAACGCTAGATAATACTTGCTGTCTATGAATTCCTTGTAGGTTTTCTTGTTTTTCTTACCAGTGACTGCACCGTTGAGCTCATAGAATCTGCTCCATGCCATGAAGGCTATGCGGCCCTGAGGTTGATCCTTTTGGAACCAACGCCTCTTCTTCTCACACACATGATTGATCAACCTCAGCTCGTCGCTGAATTCTTTCTTGCAGAACTCACAGCGACATTGCTTAGGAATCACGCTCCAGCTTTTTGCCATCTTCAACCAATTCCTTGAGTTCACTGTCACTCAATCCGGCATCCTTGCCAAGCTGACGAAGGCTTTCCTTGTCCAGCTGTGATTTCAGCAGCGACAATTCTTCTGCGTTCATGTTAGGGTATAGGCCTAGTAGGAACTCGTCAACCACCTTGGTCTTACTCTTGGCGTTCTTAGCGCCAACGTAGGGTCTATATTGCTTGCGCCCTGTGCCAGCCAAACACATCAGCTTGTGCTGCAGCTCTGGATGCTTGCCCAAGCTGAAGAATCCCAGATTAACCAAATCATTGGTTGCCAGCACCGCATAGCTCTGCATGGGGCTCTGTGGGCTGAGGCTGCTCATGTAACGCATCAGCAGGAATGGACTGTAGCCCTTGCGTTCCTCGTCAGTGAGCCGTTCATAGAAGCCAAAGTCTCGGTTATCCAGCGCCTGCAGCACTGCATCCAAGCTCAGTTTCTGACCCTGTGTGTTTGCTTTCTTTGCCATGCAATCATTATACGCTGTATAGTCTGTTTCATCAACTGGTACATACGGTGATATAATAATACCATGGGCCGCCCTTTAACAGACCGATGGATTGGTATTCCCAAAGGTGAATCCCCAGTGCTGATGCCAGTGATCAACAACGGTGGTCGCTTGAGTCGAGGTTGGATCCTCAAGCAGGTTGGCAGCGATAGGTTCCTGGTACAGGACTGCGATACTGATGAGATAGGTGCCTATAGATTATGCGAATCAGCAGAGCCGCCAATGGACGGATTGATGAGCATACGTTTCACAGGATATGCATCAGGATTCGCCATGCGCATCACCAATCATCGCATAAAGGATTGGCACGGAAACCATCTTGAATGGAGCATCTTTGGCCCTGGCGAAAACACCGTGTATGTGCCAGATAACAGCAGCATGCTAGATAAATAGATCTGAAATGATTATAGGGCAACGGTGCCCTGTAGGCTTAGAACGCCAAGGAGTTTACAATGGGACGTCCCCTCAAAAAGAAATATTTCGGTAATGTCACGCTAAGTGGCCAAGCAATAATAGGCAACGCCTGGATACAGGGCGACACAGTTGCTCGTCCAAGCTGGATCGTCAAGCAGCTGACCAGCAACAGCTATCAGTGGCTCAGCGTTAACGGCCAGGGTCCAGCAACACCAGGTCAGGCATATCTGGTCAATGGTGCGATCACTGGTCCAGGACAGGCAAACATCGCAGTTTACCCATACGGCGGCGAAGGCGGCGGAGCAGTTGCTGCCAATGCTAACCTCGGTGTATACGGTGGTACGGTCATCGTTGCTAACACTGGCACTGTATCACAAGATTATGGTGTAGGCAACGTGCTCAGCTTAACTGGTGGTACCTATACAGGCAACCAACAGGCAAACGTCACTGTCACCAGCGTTAAGGTAGCTGTAGAATCAATACAAGCAGCCGGTACAAGGTATAGCGTAGGCGATACACTAACATTTAGCGGTGCCGGATATACGACACCGGTGGTATTGACAGTTACAACAGCCAATGGCACGGGTGGTATTACAGGCGTAAACATTACAAATCCAGGTGTTTATACCAGTGCAACATTGCCTACTGACCCAGTAGCTTCTACCTCAAACGTGGCTGCTAACGTAGATGCTAACGGTGCTACTTTCAACTTTGGTTGGGGTATCAACGCATTCAGCGTGGCCAACATAGGTGACTACACAGCACTGCCTGCCAATCCAGTCAGCCTCAGCGGAGGTGGAGGTACAGGAGCTACCATCAACGTGACTTACCAAGTTAGCAGCGTGCAGGTTACCAACGGCGGCAGCGGATTCCAACCAGGAAACGAAGCAGGTGTCACATTTAGCACTGGCAATGCCACTGCAGTTGGTGCAGTCAATGCGGCTGGTTCAGTGACCAGCATAACCGTGACCAGCGGTGGCAGCGGATACGTCGCACGTCCAACTGTTACTATCGCCCCGCTATCAACACCTACGCTAGCTGCTGAAATCTTTGATAACACTGTCAAGAACTTCATTGGTCAGACATGGAGCTGGTTGCCAAATGGTTATCAGTTGCCTGGTCCAACCTGGGCTAACTTGAACACCCAATAACGCTTGCCTGCTGTAAGAGCTGGCAGACTCAGGCGACACCCCCGGAGAACCTTAGCAATCCGGGGGTTTCGTTTGACTAAATATTCACAGCATAGATCGAGGAGCTAGACCATGGGTCGTCCACTTAATAAGAAATACATGCGCGAATATATCGCAGGTCCAAATCTTCCCCCGCAACCAGGTCCAGGTATACTAGCAACAGCTTGGTTTCCTTCACAGAACGCAGCTGGACTTGCCTATATCAACAAGCAAGAAGCTACAAGTGAATATTATTTTCGCAGCATCAGCAATGCTGCTGTCACAAGCGGATTGTGTACTCTGGTAAATGGCGCAGTGACTGCTCCGGGACAGGCTAACATCATAGTGTCCCCCAATGGCGGCAGCAATGTATATGCTCAGGTCATCAAGGAAAACACTGTGACTGTGTTTGGTGGTCAGGAGTACAGCTGGACTATCCAGCCAAATCCATTATATGATGTAACCTGGGCTTATATCAACAGCAGATAAATCAAGCGCCTAGCTTGGCTCTCAGAGCTTTCAGACCAACAACAGTCTCTCCGTTGATGATTGTCACAGGCTTAGCCTTCCAACCTGGAGCTACTGTATCAGCATGCTCTTTACTCACTACTGATTGGTGAGACGCTAATCTGCTAGCATGCGCACTGTTCTCTGTGACGATGTTTTCGCTGTAAGTGATGTTCTTGCTGGCTAGCAAAGCAGTGGCCTTCTTTGACCACGGATCATTTGGCTTGGTATAAATGGTTACGTCGCTGGACATGTGTTTCTCCTAGATGGGCTTGGCAATATTTATTGGTTAGATCAGCTTGCGTATGTCCAGGCTCTCGGGGATCTTGCCTATGTCCTTGAGGAAGTAAGCACAGTATGGTCCTTGCTTATCACTCAACGGTACTGCTAACATGTGGCCGTTTTTCAGCTTGGGGAAATACCATTTGACGTCTGGCCAGATGTTGATTATCTCCAGCTTGAGGAAGTTTGGCATATATCCATTGATTGGATTGTAGCAGAACACATCAAAGTCTTTGTCGTTGAGATAGATCAGTGGCATGATCTCCATCTCACCGCTGTCCTTGTCGCCTATGATCACGCTCCAGTCCAATGGCATCTGTAAGCTGAAGTTTCCTATGCGTAGATCCACGCAGGGACTGTTGAAGCTTTCAAGGAATATCAGGGGCACGAAATAGTAATCAACGTTGCTCTGGTCGCTATAGTCCAGCACACCAAAACGCACGTCGCCCACGTCGTCTGGTATCTGGTTTAGGTTATAGCTGAGATTGTCGTTGGTCAGTATCTTCATATCACCAGTACTTAGTGATAGATTGACCCAAATGAAGGATTATTCTACGGCGGTTCTGTCTACTTTTTCAATGGTGAAGTCGTATTTGGCCTGAGTATAGAACTGCTTGCGCTTGGTCAGATGCTTGGCACTGAACTTACAGGTGCTGGTTAGGTCCCAGATCTGCACGAAGTCCTTGTCTTCAGCCTTGCGCAATCCACGACCAATGCTCTGGATCACGCGCACAAAGCTCTTGCCTGGCTCCAGCATGACCAGATTGAACAAGCGAGGCACATTGATGCCCACAGCTGCCACGCCATAGGTGGCAATAAGCACCTGTCCATCGCTGATAGCAATGTTGTCGTATTCTTCCTTGCGATCCTTGGTCTTGACTGCACCACTGATGAAGGTGCTGCCTCTGATGAAGTCCTCAAGCATCTTGCCAGTCTCGATGCGGTCAACCAGCACCAAGGTATTGCCACTTTCTTTGATGGCTGTGACCATCTTGGCCATCCACTTGATGCGGTCAGTGTCAGTGGTGAGGAACTTGAGCTCTTCTTGGTAGTTGTTGTACTTCACCGTCTCGCGAGTCTGGAGCACATTGACGTGGCACTTGGCCAATACGCCTCTGTCCTGAAGCTCATGAGCAAACAGATCGCCCACGTTTGGTCCTATGGCTGCCAGCAAACTGATCTGGTTCTCTTCCTCTTCTGGTATGGTACCAGTGAGACCCCAGCGTATGGGTATGTGGCGGAAGTTGTTGGTAAGCAGCTTCGTAAGCACGTCTGCCTTGGCCATGTGAGCTTCGTCCACGATGATGCCCATGAGGTCACGCATGAATATCTCATGCTGATGGTCATCCAAACTGTCCTTGCTCTTCTTGTCCAGCACGTTCAAGCTCTGCCATGTGCAGATGGTATGCGTGCGATCATATTCCTTACGATCGCCATAGAGCACACCTACGTCCAAGCCAAGATTGCGATAGTCAGTTTCTGTCTGCTCAACCAAGCTCTTGTTGGGCACGATCACTATGCTGCGACCATAAGGTTCTATCAATCCGCTAAGTGTAGCAGTGATTAGAGTTTTGCCTGCACCTGTAGCAACCTGTTGAACAGCTTGTAGATTTTCTACGAATGTGTTCACTACTTGCACTTGGTAGTCACGCAACACTATTGTCTGACCGGCACGCTCATGCCCCTTGGGCCATACTTTGTGAGCATGCACCTGATCTGTAACAGTGTTCAGGCTTAGCTCATAGCGTAGCCGGTTGTCTTCTACTTCAAAATCATAACCATGTTCTTGTAGGATTGGCAGCATGCGATCCAGTAGATTGAGGTAAGTCCTACCGCCCAGCGTAGCAAAGCTCTTGGTACCATCCCAGCGTCCAAGCTTATAAGCTGCGCTGTAGCGTGCGCCGGGTATGAAGTATTTCACAGCGTTTACGCAGGCTTTGCGTGCTGCTAGATCAAGATTGTTCATCTTGATGTTTACTTCGTCTTCTATCTCAATCACGCAATGTTTGATCATTTCACATTATAACCTAAGACCTGCTATCACACAAGCAGAGAGGAGGGATCGCTCCCTCCTCTCCATATTTACGGAAATGTCCGATCAATCACATCATCATGCCGGGATTGCCGCCAGCTGGTGCTGCACCTTCATCCTTAGGCTGATCAGCGATGATGGTATCAGTGGTTAGCACTAATCCAGCAACGCTGCAGGCGTTGACCAACGCAGTCTTGGTGACCTTGGTTGGATCAATCACGCCCTGTGCGATCAGATCGCCATACTGACCAGTGGCAGCATTATAGCCGTAGCTGCCTTCACCCTTGCTGACTTCGTTGACAACCACGCTGCCTTCATAGCCAGCATTGGTAACGATAGCACGGATTGGCTCTTCCATGGCACGCAACACGATACCAATGCCTGCGGTCTGATCGATGTTGTCACCCTGCAGGTCCTTGATGGCGTTGCGAGCACGGATCAACGCAACACCGCCGCCTGGTACGATGCCTTCTTCAACTGCTGCACGAGTGGCATGCAGTGCATCATCCACACGGTCCTTCTTTTCCTTGACTTCAACCTCAGTGGCGCCACCAACCTTGATCACAGCAACACCACCTGCCAATTTAGCAAGGCGTTCCTGCAGCTTCTCGCGATCGTAGTCTGAAGTGGTATCGTCGATCTGAGCCTTGATCTGAGCGATGCGATCCTGGATAGCCTGTGCGTCGCCAGCACCGTCGATGATGGTGGTGTTGTCCTTGTCAATCTTGATGCTCTTGGCACGACCAAGTTCTGCGATCGTGGTCTTCTCCAGCTTGAGTCCCATGTCCTCGCTGATAACAGTGCCACCAGTAAGCGTAGCAATGTCGTCCAACATGGCCTTGCGGCGATCACCGAAGCCAGGAGCCTTTACAGCTGCAACCTGCAGCACTCCGCGCAGCTTGTTGACAACCAGCGTTGCTAATGCTTCGCCTTCAATGTCCTCTGCGATGATCAACAGCGGCTTGCCAGTCTGCATGACAGATTCCAGCACAGGAATGATAGTCTGGAGATTGTTCAGCTTCTTGTCGTGGATGAGAATGTAGGCATCACTGAGATTAACCTGCATCTTTTCCTGGTTGGTCACGAACAAGTGGCTGATGTAACCTCGATCAAACTGCATGCCTTCCACGATGTTGAGTTCAGTGTCAAGGCTCTTGTTCTCTTCAACGGTGATCACGCCTTCCTTGCCTACCTTCTGTACCGCAGCTGCGATCATGCGCCCAATCTCATGGTCGCTGTTGGCTGATAGGCTAGCAACCTGCTCGATCTCGGTATCAGTCTGACAAGGGTTGCTCAGCTGATCAAGCTCTGCGATAGCAGCACTTACTGCCTTTTCCATGCCGCGCTTGATGTCCATGCTGTTCATGCCAGTAGCAACCAGTTTGAGACCTTCACGGATCATGCTGTGTGCTAACACCGTAGCAGTGGTAGTACCATCACCTGCGTTATCAGCAGTCTTGCTTGCCACTTCGCGCACCATCTGGGCGCCCATGTTCTCGAACTTGTCCTTGAGCTCGATCTGCTTGGCCACGGTCACACCGTCTTTGGTGACCAATGGTCCACCATAGCTGCGCTCAAATGCCACGTTGCGCCCCTTTGGACCCAGCGTGCTCTTAACTGCGTTGGCCAGGATGTCAATACCTGCCAACAGCTTCTTGCGACTGTCGTCGCCAAAAATAACGTCTTTAGCTGCCATGTTGTTTCTCCTTAGTTCTCAATAACGGCAAAAATTTCTTCTTCTTTGAGGACGAGTAGATCCTCCCCGTCGATCTTGATCGTAGTGCCTGCATATTTGCCAAACAGCACGCGATCGTTCACGCTAACGTCCAGCGGGATATAGTTGCCGCTATCATCCTTGGTACCCTTGCCCACAGCAATCACAGTGCCCTGATCTGGCTTTTCTGCTGCGGTGTCAGGGATGACGATGCCGCCCTTCGTGACAGTTTCACTGTCCACGCGCTTCACTATGACCCGATTATTAAGCGGTCTCAGTTCCATCGTTGTCTCCTCTGTTAATGGAAAATTAGCACTCCATCAGTGGCAGTGCTAACTGCTATAATATAGTCACCATATCTCAAAGATGCAAGAGCCGGTTA